GGGGGCCAGGGGCCTACGGTTCAAAGGTCCGGTAGTCAAACCAGGATTTGAAGCCGGCTTTCACCGCCGCCCAGGTCGGGAATTCCACCGACACTTTCGCCTCCCCCCACGTCCAGGCGACGCGGGTGTTGAAGAAGAGGACGATGCCGACCGGCTTCTGGAAGCGGACCAGGTCGGCGATCACGCCCGCCGGGTCGGGCGTCTCGGCTTCGATGGTTTCGACGCGCAGGCGCCAGGCCGAGCCGGTGTAGCGCTCCGTCAGGACCACGGCTTTCGTGCCCGTCAGGCGGCGCTTGATGACGGCTTCGATGGAGGCGACGCGCCCGCGGCTGAACGCCTCGGGGGTCTGGATGCCGGCGCGGCGCGCGGCTTCGTCCATCTCGGGGGTGAGGATGGCGCCCGAGAACTGGGCCAAGTAGGGCAGCGCCTCGGCGGGGCAGCGTTCGGGGTCAAAGACGACCGCCCAGGCCGGCAGGTTCGTAATGTCGTCGATCAGGTACGTGTGCAGGAGGTCGAGGCGCCCGGTGACGATCGCCATGCAGATTTTCAGGCTGGTCCAGTCGTTGGCTTCGTCGCCCTGGGTGAACGCAGGCGCGAGCGCTTCGTACAGTTCCTCGGCAGCTGGCGAGGCTTCCGGTCGGGGCATCGGGTTAGGTGACCGTGATTACGTCGGGTTTGGGCAGCGGCGCCGGCCCCGTGAGGGCGATGTCGGCCGCAGCCATCGCTTCGACGCCTTTGCGCCATTTGAGATTCGTGTAGTGGTCGACGCCCTGGGCGTTGTTGACGACGGTGACGAGGTCCTGGAAGCGCAAGACCGTGGTGTTGGCCCAGGTCGCGTCGTCGCCGGGGGGGTCCTGGAAGGCCGTCAGCGGGTCCAGGAGGGCCTGTATGGCGGCCTGGGCACTGGCGACGGCGGCGGCCTGGCCGTAGCCCTCTGAGGGCACGACGGTCGCTTCGACGTCGATCAGGTTGTAGTCGGCGTCGACGACGAAGAAGAGGTAGTTGACCTCGCGTTTTTCGGCGAGGACGGCTTCCAGGGCTTCCTTTGCCCAGACCGCCGCCACGCCCCCCAGGTCGCCCGTGACCGCGACGGTGGTCGTCTTCTCCTGTTCGTCTTCTTCGGTTTCGGCGTTGTAGTTGTCGAGGACGGTGACGCGGCCGATCCCCGGCACGTTGCGGGAGACGATCGCGACGTCGTTGGCGACCACGACGCCTTCGATGAAGGTCTGCATGGTTTCGGCCAGCCGGCCGAGGAAGTGTTCGGGGTCCTCGGCGTCGGCGCCGTTGTCGGAAAGGCCCTCGATGGCGATCCCTTCGACGTAGCCGTAGGCGTCGATCAGGATGCCCGGCCCGTCCCCGACCCCGTTGCCGTCCAGGCCCGCTCTGGCGGCTTCGAGGATGACCTCGCCGGCGGCCGTGGAGGTCGAGCCGGGCGGCACTTCGACGTCGGCGACGACGAGGAAGCCGACCCGATCATCGCCCGAGCGCGCCACGTCGACCTGGGTGCCGGCTTTGATCGTGTAGCCGAGCGCGTCCCGGACCGTCCAGGTCGACAGGACGCTGGCTTTCTGGGCCTCCTGGGGGGCGACGGCGACGATCTGCTTGCCCCACTCGTTGAAGATCGTGGCGTCGACCCGGGCGGCCAGCTGAATGAAGGGCCAGACCAGGCGCCAGATGATCGCCTGCAAGAGGATCATCTCGTACTCGCCGAGCTTGGAATCCCAGCCTTCGAGTTGGGCTTCCATTTCGGCGAGCGCTTCTTCGAGCATCGCCTGCGGGGTGGCTTCGATCGGCAGGCGAGTGAACAGGCTCATGGCCCTAACCCTACGTTGACGAGGACCGCCCCGATCAGGTCGCCGACTTCCTGGCTGGTTCGCACTTCGGCGCGCGGCTCATAGCGCCCGATCTGCTCCAGCCATTCGTCGACGTCGAGGGGCATGGTGTCGAAGGTCGGGTCCTCGACGCCGAACTCGGGGTCCTCGATGCGCGAGCCGCGCTCGTAGGCGAGGATGGCGTAGACGGCCGCGGCGACGTTCTCCTGGGAGTCCTGCTCGCAGATGCCCAGGCGCCCGTTTTCCAGGCGCAGGGGGATGCGCAGTTTCGGGACGCGCCCGCCGAAGCCCGGCCGGATCGCCTGGCCGCTCGGCAGGGCGATGGATTCGTTGACGTAGAGGCCCGAGAGGACCGCTTCTTTGAAGGCGTCGTGGGCGGCCGGGGTGGAGTCAAGCTCCCATTCGGGTTCGCCTTCGTTGTGGCGGTTGAAGTAGAAGATCGCGTCGATGCGGGGGAAGACCTGCGGGATCGTCTCCAGCATCCCTTCGCGAATCCAGTTGGGCTTGTCGCCGCCTTCCTCCTCCACGCCCGTCTCGCCGATGATGAACGGCTTCGTCGAGAGGCCCGCCAGGCAGTGGTAGGTGTAGAAGAAAATCTCTTCGACCGTCGCCCAGCCGGCTTTTTTCAGTTCGGTGTTGTAGAAGGCCGACGAGTAGCCATCGGCACCGACGAAATCGACGTAGGCGTCGCCCGGGAAGTAGGGGAAGAAGTCGTGGATGGTTTCAAACTTGGTCCCCTCGCCGCGGTCGTAGTCGATCGACGGGCACCAAAACCAGAGCGCGTTGGTGGCGCCTTTGGCTTTCATGCGTTCGACCAGGTAGCGCCAGCCCGCGACGTAGGTGTCGGGGGCGACCCGTTCGCCGAACATCCAGGACAGGTTCATCTCCCAGAAGGGCCGGATGATGACGGGTTTGCCGTAGGCGGCGATGATCGCGGCCTGCGCGTCGATGTAGGCGTCCGCGGCGCCGGCGGCGATTTCGGCCAGCGTCGGTTTGTGCGTTTCTTCGTCGGTTTCCCAGGAGATGGTCGGGATGATTCCCCGGGCGTCGAGGGTCCTGATGTCGGCCGGGGTGAGGATGTCCCCGCCCCATTCGCGATACATGCCGACGTAGTCGGGGCGGCCGAACTCGCTGATGATGCCGTCGAGGACCGCGGGTTCGTTGGGAATGTGGTGGGCGTACTCGCCCCAGTCGATCGACGTCGGGGTCGCCGGCACCGCCACGGTTGCCAGCGAGGCGCTGTCGAACCAGAATGAGTAGGGGTTGCCGTCGACGCGCTTCAGGGTGAACCGGATGCTGGTCCCGATCGGGGGGGCCGAGAATTCGTAGCCCAGCTGCACGTAGCGGGTGCTGATCGGCCGCGTAAGCAGCTGGAGGTTTTTTTCGTTGGCGGGGGTTTCGGCTTCCCACTCGCCGGTGCTGAAATTCAGGAAGAGGCCGCCCAGTTCGCCGCCGACGATCTGCAATTCGACGCAGACCCGGTAGTCGGCCGCCACGGCGGCGGCGTCGACGTGCTGGAAGACCTGGAGGCGCAAGCGCTGGTTGGCCGCGACGCCGGCGACGGTCTGTTTGATCCCGCAGCCGGGGCCGGTGGTCGTGCCTTTGACGGCCTTCGTGCCGGTGTGGACGTCGACTTTCTCTTCGGCGATCGTCTGGGTGCCGAGCTTTTCCCAGCCGGTGGGCAGGCCCGCGGCCCACGCCTCGAAGTCGCCGTTGGTCAGAAGCTCGGCCACAACGCCCCCCGGCGCTATTTCTTCCGCAGCAGAACGCGGGTGGCGGTGATCGTCGCCCCAAGAGTGCCCACGCCTTCAGCGAATGCTCCCGCGACTTCCGCCTCCGACCAGCCCATCGGGTCGCCGGCGTTGACCGAGACGGTCGCGTTGGCGACGCCGATCTGGACGAGGCCGCTCTGCACGGCGTTGACCTGGAGGGTCGGCTGCGTGACGGTCGCTTCCTGGACGCAGGCGGCGAGCCAGTACAGGCCCGGTTTCAGCGTGACTTCGATTTCTTTGAAGCGTTCCGTGGTGCTGCTCAGGACGTTGCCGGCCACGGTCCCGGCGTCGACGACCAGTTTGCCCGGCTTGCCGGTGCCGTCGTCTTCGCGGATGCCGAGCCGGACCAGCGAAGAGGCTTCCCCGACGACCGTAATGATGCAGGCGATCCGGTCGAAGGTGGCTTCGCGGGTGACCAGGAAGGGGCTGTACTTGACCGTTTTGTTGCCCTGCCCGGATGACGTCGTGTTGCTCGACCCGGGCGAGCCGTAGTAGCGGGCGGAGGTCAGGGGCGGCAGGACGTAGGGGACCGAGCCGCCGTACATGGCGGGCGTGAAGATGCCGCGGACCGGCGCCGTCGTGTAGCCCGTGACGGGTAGCTCGCCGACCGTAACCAGCGTCGAACTCGCGATGATGTCGAGGCCGACTTTCATTTTGTGTTCGCCGCGGGTGTCCTGGAGTTTCTTGCCGCCGCCGACGTGGACGTCTTCGCATTCGACCAGTTCGATCGCCGATTCGCCTTCGGTGGCGCAGGGGTTGGTGTGCATGCCGCCGCCGGCGAAGGTGGAGTGTTTGACGCGGGTGCATTTGATCGCGTGGCGGCCGGCTTCGCGGGAGCTATTGCTCCCCTCGGTGACCCCCACGCAGTCCTGGTAGAGGTAGGCGTCTTTCATCAGCGCGCCCGCCTCGATATCGAGATGATTGGCGGTGGTGGTCAGGTCTTCGCAGCCGATGAATTCGAAGCCGAATGGCTTGTTGGCGGCGTCGGTATTGGCGATCGTGACCCGGTTGTTGACGGCGGCGCTCGCCAGGGCGTTCGTTTCCCCGCTCGACGCCAGGTTCTCGTACAGGTGGATGCCCTGGGCGGTCGAGCGGACGACGTTGTCGCAGAGGTTGGTGTGCGACCCGTTGGTGGCGATGCCTTCGGATTTCGGCATATCTTCGCCCGCTTTGACTTCGATCGTCGCGTTTTTGGCGGTCCGGGTCGTGACGTTCTTGCAGTCGGTGATGTTGGAGCAGATAATCATCCGGTCGACGACGTGGGTGCCGGGTTTCGTCGACATCGTGTCGACGTTCTGGATGCCCTCCTTGCAGCAGTAAGCCTGGTTCATGGCGAGGATCGTGTAGCGGGTCCAGCCGGCCTCGCAGTCGATCCCGGCGAAGTTCATGCAGTTGTAGGCGCGGTTGTTGAACATCGTCGACCTGACGTTCTGCGATTTCTTGGCGACGATGCAGACCCCGCCGGCGCCGCCGTGGAAGGCTTCGGCGCAGTCGGCCTTGCAGCTGCGGATCGTCGCGTCGTAGAACATTTCGGTGGATTCGGTTTCTTCTTCTTCGCCCAGAATCTCGATGGCGTTGCGCCCGCCCGGGGTCCCGCAGTCGATCGCGATCAGGTTGTCGTAGAGGACGTCGCCGGCCAGCTGGACGTGGAAGGCGGCGCTGAGGAAGTTCTTGGCGCGGCAGTCGCGGACCACGACGTCCTTGGCGTGGACGATGTAGACGGCGCACTTCAGTTTCTCTTCGGTGTTTTCGGCCCAGCCGTAGCCTTCAAAGCGGAAGCCCTCGATCAGGACCCGTTCGATGGTCCCGGCGGTCGCCTTCGCGTGGTAGAAGATCGGGTTCGTGGAGCCTTTGAGATGGTTGATCTTGGCGCCCCTGGCCCGGAAGCTCTGCCCGGATTTGAGGTTGACGGTCGAGAGCCAGTAGGTGAACTGCGACCCGCCGAAGTCGAAGACGGTGTTGACGGCCGATTCTTCGACGAGCGCCTGGAGCGCCGCCGTGCCATCCACTTCGGCTTCCCCGTTCGGAATCTTGGAGGCGACGTTGACGATGTAGGGCAGGCGCTTTTTGAGTTCTGCGTCGTCGGCCGCCAGCCACTTCCCGGCTTCACCCAGGGCGCCTTTTTCCGATTTCGCCGCCTTCAGCGCCTCGGCGGCTTCGGCGCGCGCCGTCTCGGCGGTGAGCGCGGCGATGCTCGGGGCGCTGATATTCGCCCGAGCCAGGATCGCGCTGGCGAGGTCAGAGAGATTTGCGGCTTTGTCGAGCTTGGTCGCCTCGGCGGCTTTGGCGCGCGTTTCCTCGGCGACGACGGCGCCGATGCCACCACCTACGACGTCACTGCCGCCCCCGAGAACATCCTCGCCCATTAGGACCCTCGCACTTCAGCGGCCAGGCGGAAGGCGCCCTGGGCGACGGCGCCGTTGACGAAGCGGACGCGCCAGTATTTCGCGACGCGCGACTCCTCAAATCCTTTGCCGTCGTTGGCTTCGATTTCGTAGCTCGTATCGACGTCGACGTTGACGCCGTCGGCGCTCTGCTCGATATGCAGGGTGCCTTTCTGGTCGGCGAAGACGGCGCCGACGATGGCCGACTCCCAGAACGTCGCCGGGACCCAGGCGCTTACCCAGGAGGCTTCTTTGGCGAGCGGCGTTGTCGAGGAAACCACAAGGGAGAAGATAGTCACCGTGTCAGGCCCCCCTCCCTCGGGGTCGTCGCCAGCCGCGGGCCACCACGCCGCGACCCACGGCTCCGCCTTGTCGTCGATGACGATCAGGACTTCGTCGCCGACCGCCGGCAGCGTGGCGCCGCGCGGGGGCCAGTAGCGGACCTCGAAGACGTGGGCTTCGTCGAAGTCGGGCACGGTGGCGGTGAAGGGGTCGCCGATCGCGGCCGGCGGCTTGGACACGAAGCCGTGCTGGGCGACTGGCGGTTCGGGCGGTGCGTAGTCGGCGAGCTTCGCCATCTACAGGCCCTTCGGGTGGCAGGCGTTGCCCCGTATGCGGGCCTCTTCTTCGCCGAGGCTGTCGGGTATCCAGCCCGGGCCGCCGCTGGGGTTGGAGGATGAAGTCGCCGCCCAGCGCCAGTTGCCGTCGGGGTATTTGATTTTCATGACGACGTGTTCGGTATCGCCATAGATCGTCACCCATTCGCCCTCCCCGGAGGGGAAGACGCCGGCGAACTGCGCCGAGGTCAGCGGCGCGTTCAGGTAGCCGGCCGCATGCACGACCTGGGAGATGAAGCCCGAGCAGTCCGTCGTGGAGCCGAGCGGCGCGAAGGTGCTGCCGTGGCCGGCGTGGCTATATGGCGGGTGCGCGGCGTCGACCTTTTCGATCGCGGCGATCATCGCCTGCACGGGCGCCGGGGCACCGTGGGCACCGCCGGCGAAGGACGTCGAGGACGTCGACGCCTTCGGGGACGGCTCGGGCAGGGGCGCCACTTCCTTGCGCAGGGTGACCTGGACGAGGCCCTTGCGCGACGAGGGGTGGGATTCGATCTGCTCGACCAGGTAGACGCCGTCGGCCGGCCCGCAGCGCTCGACGCCGGCGACGGAGCCGGGCGGCGCGGCCCAGACCTTCGCGAGCGCTTCGACCGTGACTTCAGTGACTTCCTTGCCGACGTCGTAGTCGAAGGACACGTCGATGATCCCGGGGGCGATGTCGGAAACCTGCATCCGCCGGTGGGAGCGCAGGAGGGTCGGGTCGTCGAGGAAGTAAATCCAGCTGGCCGACTCAAAGCAGCGCCATTTCACTTCGGTCGCCAGGCGGACCATGCAGTGCCAATTCGACTCTTTGACGGTCTGCTGGAAGGCGTATTTCTTGAAGTCGATCGTGCTGACCTCGGCGCCCCCACCGTAGGCGGCGACCCACGCCTTGCCTTCGGCGCTGAAGCGTTCGTAGGGGGCGGCGCCGTCGCGATTGGCCTGGACGTTGGTGGCTATCTCGGCCGGCGTCGCGGTGGGGTGGGCGCGGTTGTACTCGATGGCCCCTACGCCGCCGTTCCAGCCTTCCAGGTAGCCGCGCGCTGAGTCCTCGGGGCTGGAGTTGTTGTCGTTGGGGTTGGTGAACGGTTCCTCTTGCATCAGGTTCGACGACAGGGTCCCGACGTTTGACTCGTCGATGCAGGCCATGACCATCGATTCCATGACCTTCGTGTTGGCCCCCATCGACTCGCCCTGGCGCAGCATCCGGTCGAGGATGTCGGCCTGGGCTTTGGTCGCGGGGTGGGAGTTGACCTTCAGGTCGACGTGTTTGCCGACCCCCTTGCCGCGCGTCTTTTCGGCTTCCTTCTGGGCTTCTTTGCCGGCGCTCGACGAGGCGATGTCCTGCACGACGTGCAGTTCGGGGGCGATGAAGCGCGGCCGGGGGTCGGCTTCAAAGGCCCTCGCCTCGGCAAACTCGGCGCGCGTCATGTTGTCGCGGAAGGACTTGTGCGGCCCCTTCAGGTGCTTCAGCAGGTAGACGACCAGCGGCTCGTAGGTCAGGACCAGCGGCTCGTTTATGCCTTCGCTCGACACCTTGACCAGGCGCCAGGGCAGGCCGTCGAGGCTGATTTCGTGGGCTTCTTCGAGCAGCGCCGACCGGAGCAGCTGGCGCTTCGGGGCCGGGTCCAGCACCGTCAGGGTGAGTTCGGAGGCACCGAGGATTTTGCGGACCAGGGTGGCTTCGACGATGACGGGGCCGATGCGGGCGATCATGGGCTGGCCGCGCAAGACGATGTCCTCGACGGTCGAGTTGATCCCCTGCACGGAGTGGATGCCGGGGACGGTCCGTTCGGCCTTCACCGGCTGGCGGGCTGCGACGGCGGCGGCCGGCATGACCTAGACCTCGATGCCGGCGGTGAGGTTGGTGACCGTGGCGGGCAGCTTCAGCCGGGTCCCGGCTTTCAGTTTCTTGCGCAGGTCGGCGATCCCGTTCAGTTCGCCGATGTCAGAAGCGGCGCCCGGGTCCCCGTAGACCTTCGCGGCGACTTGCAGCAGCGTTTCGGACTGGGCGAGGACGATGGAGGTCGGGACCCCCTGGGCGATCGCCATCTTGCCGACGTGGCCCGAGCCGGGCGCCGACTGCCACTTGACCTCGCCGGGGTCGTTGAACTCGACCAGCTTCAAGACCAGCGCCAGCCGGAAGCGGGTGCCCGATTCGCCGGTGATCGGCCTGGGGTCTTCGAGTTCTTCGGGCAGCGCCATCTGGAAGCGCTTGCCCGAGCCGGGGATCGGCCCCGAGGCGATGAAGTCGGGCGGCGGCAGGCGCCCTTCGCCGAAGCAGAGCGCGTAGACCTGGTCGATGTGCGGGCCGACGTCTGAGCGCCGGCCGGGCGGTCCCCAGCCGTCGAAGAGGACCGGCACGTCGATCGTCAGGAGGCCGTTGCCGGTGAAGAGGGTGGCGGCGTCGTCGTTGGGCCGTTTGAGCGCTTCGTATTCTGCCCCCCCGCCCGTGATTTTCGCCCGCCCGTTGCCCAGGAAGCAGCTGAAGTCGAACTTGCGACCGCGGAGCCTCACGAATGCCTTCGGGTTTCGCTGCATCAGAGCCTCGCTTTCGCGTCAGCCTCGACTTCGGCGTTGACCTCGGCCAGCACCTTGCGGCCGATCTTGACCACGATGGGGACCAGCAGCCGCCCGCCGCCGCCTCTGGCTTCCCCCGCGATCCTCGCGGCAGGTAGGTCGCCGAGGGCCTGGCGGGTCTTAGGCGCGCTGAGAACGCGCGAGCCGCGGGGCAGGTTGACAAGCTCGGGGCCGCGCTCGGCCAGGTAGGTCGCCCCGCCGCGCCACCAATTCGTGCCGGCGGCGTTGTGGCCGGGTTTGTGGCGCCCGCCGTGGGGGCCGTGGACCTGGGGGACCGTGACTTCGAGTTCGGCCAGCCCCTTCAGGGTTTCGGTCAGCGTTTCGGCTTTCGTGTTCAGAGCTTTCATGGCACCGCCGGCCCGCACCGATTCCTGCTTTGCGTTCTGGAGGAACTTCGCGTAGCTCTGGCCGCCTTTGGAGGCCGCGTCGGCGAGGGTCTGGGAGTGCTGCTGGGTGGCCTTCGTCAGCTTGCCTTCGGTGCCCAGCAGATTGTTCGCGAGGTCGCGGGTCTTCTGGGACTGCGGGTTCAGCTGCTTGGCCGACTGGTAGAGCTTGGCTTGGCGATCGCGCAGCTGCGACAGGACGTTGATCCGGTGGCGCTCGGCGAGGATCGTGACGTTGGTGGCCGTCTTATAGGCCGACAGGGCGACCCCGCGCAGGCGTTCGGCGGCCTGAAGGCGCTTGATGGCGCGGCGGTGTTGGTCGGTGAGGCCGGTGAGCCGCGCTTCGGCGTGGATGGCGGCGCGAGAGTGGGGGCCGTATTCGGAGACGACCGCCGACAGGTGCTTCTGGGCGGATTTCAGCTGGTCGGTCGACGTCTTGCGCCGCTTCAGGGCGCCCGCGGCGCGGTGTTCGGCGCCGACCAGGCCCGCCGAGGCGGCGCGCTGCTTGCCCATGAGGTTGATGACGTCCTTGCCCGAGCCGGCCAGGCGGCGCTGCTCGCTGCTGACGCGCTTCAGTTCGCCCGCGATCTTCGAGTAGGCGGTCCCGACGGCGCCCGCGGTGCCACCCACCGCCGCCCCGAGCGCCGTGCCGACGCCGGGCACGATGGAGCCGATGCCGGCCCCGACCGCCGCGCCCGAGCCGACATTGCTGACCAGGGAGCCGAGGTTGCCGCCGATGGCCCCGCCCGCCGCCTGGGAGCCGATGACGCCGCTGGCGACCAGCCCCGCCTTGCCGAGCAGGCCCGCCGCGCCCTTGCCGCGCGCCGAGAGCAGCCCGCCCCCCGACACCGTCGACAGCATGCCCAGCGTTTGCGCCGCTTTCAAGACGTTGCCGGCGAAGATCAGCATGGGGCCGGCGAAGCCGACCAGGACGGCCACGCCCAGCGCCGTCTTCTGGATCGGGCCAGGCAGGGCGGCGAAGGCGTGGATGGCGCCCGAGGCGCCGTGGGCGAGGTCGAGCATGAAGGGCACGACGATCGGCAGGAGGTTGGTGCCCAATTCGATCAGCACGGCCTGGAGTTCTGACCACGACCGCTGAAGCTGGAAGCCGAAGGACTTTTCCTGTTCTTTGAGGACCTTGTTGGTGGCGCCCGTCGTGTCCTTGAAGGCGCTCAGGTCCTTGTTTGCGAAGGCCGAGTTCTTGCCGACCAGGGCGAGGACGCCGCCCAGGGCGCGGATGTTGGGGAACAGTTCGGCGATTTCGGCCTTGCCGCCTTTGGTCGTGCCGACGATGGCTTCCAGGGCACCCTGTAGCCCCTTCTTCTTGACCAGGTCTTCGCCGGTGGTGCCCATCCCTTCCAGCGTTTCGGTCAGCGCTTTGCCCGGCTTAATCAGGGTGACCAGCACGTTTTTGGTGCGGGTGACCGCCTCGGCCGAGGACAGCCCCTCCTTCGTCATCGTCGACAGCGCCGCGCCGACCTGATTGAGCGGCACGTCCAGCTGGGCCGCGAACGGCAGCACGTCGCCGACCGAGCGGGCGAGTTCGTCGAAGGTCAGGACGCCGCGGTTGACGGTTTCAAAGAGGGTGTCGGACACCGACCCGGCGGCCGAGGCGGGAAGGTGGTAGGCGTTCAGGGCGGCGGCGACGGCTTTCGTCGACACCTCCGTCGTGGTCAGCCCGGCCGAGGCCGCCAGCGCCGATTTGTGCAGGATGCCGATGGATTCGTCGGCGCTGAATCCGCTGGAAACCAGGTCATACAGCCCTTCGGCCAGCGTTTTCGGCGACTGCGCCGTCGGCCCCGCCAGGTCGAGGACCTGCTGTTTGAGGGCGAGGAAGCGCTTTTCGGGCAGCTGCGCGATGGAGTTGACGTTGCGCATGCCGCGGTCGAAGTCGAGGGCCATGACGCCGGCCGCCACCCCGACGGCGGCGAGCGGCAGGGAGACGTACTTGGTCAGCGCCCGGCCCGAGGACCGCAGCGACGTCGCCGTCTTCGCCAGGCGCGCGTTGGCGGCGGTCGCCTTTTTGGCCGCCGTCTCCTGCTCCGTGGAGTTCTTGACGCTTTCTTTTGTGAAGCGCCCCGTCTCGTCGCGAAGGCGCCGCTGGGAGGCCGTGACGGCGTCGGTTTCTGCCGCGACCTCTTTGCCGCCTATGAGTTTCATGCGCAGCGCGATCAGGGAGCCGTCAGCCATTGCTCACCCCCCGATCACTTTCCGGGTGCCTTCGGCGATGAAGTGCGCGGCCTCGCGGGCCTCGCGCTCGCGTTCGTTGCGCGCCGCCTCCCCGATCGCCATGAGGATCGCGATGTCGTCGTGATCGGTGGCCGCCAGGTACTCCGAGCCGAAGCCCGCACGACCGACCATCGCGGCCGTGCGGACCATCGACTCGTCGTCGAGGCTTACGTAGGGCGGTTACTGCCCTCGCCGTCTTCATCTTCCTCGTCTTCGTCCTCTTCCCCAGGCGACAGCTGCGTCGACCAGGTCGAGAACTGCGTGTAGTGGACGTCGAAGGCGGCCTCGTCGCCGAAGACCAGGCGCGCCACGTCGCCCTGCGTCTCCCCGCCGATCAACTCGATCCCGAGGATCGCGGCCAGGTGACGGTCAAAGCGCACGACCTCGCCCATCGCGAGCGGCTTGACGGCCTCCACGGTGTGAGCTTCCACCCACTCCGACCCCGGCTCGGGCCGGATCATGATCGACAGGCAGGCGTCGGCGAGCAGGGTCGCCTGGAAGTCGAGGTTGGCCTCCTGGCCGAAGGCGCCGGTGCGCTCGGCCTTGCGCTGGAGCTTTCGCCGCAGCCCCGTATCGAGGGGTCGGTATTTGGCCGCGAGGTCCTGGTAGCGACCCGGCGCGATCGGGATCGTGGTGTTGCGATCGACGTCCCCGGCCGCGTATGCGCGCCGCAGGCGGTCCAGGACGCTTGCGCCCTCCCCTGCCCCTGCGGAGCCGTTGGAGGCGCTGACGTCGCCGCCCTCGGCGTCTGGCGGGGTGTGTGCGGCCGCGAACTCGGCGTCGTACTCGGGAGCGTTGGGGTCGAGGCGAGGGTCAGCCTGGAGGCCCTGATCTACGTCTGGCATTTGCTAGTCCTTTCGTCGGGATTAACCGACGGGCCTAGCTGATCGGCTCGTCGGCCGAGACTTCGAGGGTCAATTCCGCCCGTTCGGAACCGTTGGAATCGTGATCGGGCGGCGTGACTTTGATGAGCGTACCCGTGTAGGTGATCGGGTCGCCGGCGGGGGTGCGGTCTTTGTTCAATTTCTGCCGCACCGCGACGACCCGACCGGAGCCGGCCAGGGCGTCGAGACGCTTGAAGAGGGGGTGATCGCGGTCGAGTTTGTACAGGCGGCTCGTCGTGAAGGCGTCGCGGCTGACGGGACCGCCGAGGCTTTCCTCGGGACCCATCCCGCCGGGGCGGTTCTTCGTGTCTTCGGCCACGGCGCCACCGCCGCTGAAGGTCTGGAAGACCCCGCAGTCGATGTCGTCGACGCGGATGGAGACTCGCTCTTGATCGGTCCGCATGGTTAGAGGCTTTCCGTGGTCGGCACTTTGACAACCTCGACTTCAAGGAAGGACGCGGTCGGGCTGACGCGCAGCCCGATCTGGGCCTTGATTTCTTCGTTGGAGATGGACGTCGGGGTGTTGACGTCCGGGCCGGTGTTGACGAAGAACGCTTCGCTCGGGTCCTGCCCGTAGAGGGCGTTGTCGAGGTAGAAGGGCATGCAGGCCCCGCCCGAGAGGTCGCCTTGCAGCTGTTTGAAGACGTAGCCGTGGCCGTCGATCTGCTCGAAGTCGTAGGACTCCAGGATTTCCCCCGCCTTCGCGGCGACGGCCATGACCAGGCGCGAGGCGCTGAAGGACTGCCAGTTGGGTTCCGTGGTCTGGTTGACGAGCGAGACGTTGCCGTAGGTGGTGACGACGCCGCGGACCAGGATGGAGGCGATGACGCCGGCGGCGTCGAGTTCGGCGCGCTGGGCGTCGGTGAAGAGGGTGACGAGGCCCGTCGCGTAGCGCGACTTGCCGCGCGGGCCGGCGGCGGCGCGGTTGGGGTTGTTGCCTTCGGCCTCGGCGCGGGCGATCAGGCCCATCTGAATCCCCGAGTAGGGCACTTTGCGTTCCGTGCCCAGGCTGACCCCGGGCACGTAGGCCCAGGACCCGAGCAGGCAGCCGAAGCGGGCGTTGGGGCCGCGCAGCGCCGTCGCGTGGCCGACGAGTTCCCCGGAGGTCGAGGCGACCGGGTCATCGAGCAGGGCGCGCCGGTTGTTGGTGCCGGCGTGGGCGAGCAGAGCTTTGTGGATCGCTTCGGTCGTGAAGCCCGGCGCGGCGACCTGGCCGGGGCCGAGGTCGGCGGTCAGCGTCCCGAGGGCCGTTTCGATCTGGCCGGTCGAGACGCCGGCGACATCGTCTTTGCCGTTTTCGAGTTCGACGGTCTGGGTTTTCGCGTCGAGGGCTTCGGCTTCGCCGGCGGTGATCGTGACGAATTCCGAGGATTTGCCCCATTCGATGACTTCGGCGTTCGTGCCGAGGGCCGGGGACGTCTCGACAATCGTGCCGTTCAGTTTCACGACCAGGACCACGGAGCCGGCGGTCAGCGTGACCGCGACGTCGACGTTGTTGCCCCAGGCGCCCGGGGAGATGGCGTTGACGTGGAAGGACACTTTGCCGCCCGCGTCGACGGCGGTGTCGGTCGCCGTGGCGGATTCGGCACCGACGGCGCGGCCGATGTAGACGACGGAGGCGCCCTCGCGGAAGGCGCAGTCGACGGCGTCGTAGAGGTAGGGGTTGGCGGCGACCCGTTCGCCGATGGAGTCGATCGCGTCGGCGAGGCTGATGGCCTTGATCGGCACTCCGGTCGGGCCTTTTTCGCAGACGCCGACGAGGAAGCCGTTGGAGGTCGAGGCGGCGGCGAGCGGGGACGCGGCTCGGTTGCCGATCGTTACTACATGGCCGGGAGCTTGCGTCACGGGGACAATTGTTAGCGGGTTGCGACCACCCCCCCTCGGGGGCCTAGACTGCCAGCCGTGGACCATCGCGCCGAAGTCGCTCGGACCCTGCGCGTCACCCACGGCTACGGCTATAAGCGGATCGCTCGGATTCTGGGCGCCGACCTAACCCGCGACCGTATCCGTAGCTGGCTGCGGGTCGTCGATGGTCGCGCCCGCCGGGGTCGCACGTCGTGGCGACGCCGGTGCGATAACTGCGGCTTGCCCTGCTCGGGGGCGACCTGCGCCTCCTGCCGCGCAGTCGCGAAGTTCAACCGCCGCCAGGAAATCGAGTGGTTGTGGAAGGCGGGGATGCCGAGCGCCGAGATAGACGAGGCGCTGGGCACCGGAACCACCGTCCAGGGGGGCGAACCGACGAAGATGCGCCGTGACGGCTGGGATGTGCCCTATCGGCTCCCCCGCGTCGCTTAGGGTTTCGCGTCGAAGAAGCCGGACTCCGTCAGGGCATCGACGGCCGCCGAGCCGCCGCCCTCTTTGACGGTCGGGTCTGCGGGCGGTTCGGCTTCGATGTCGTCGGGAACCTCGCGGGGGCCGCCCTCGACGTTCAGGATCGTCGGCACTTCGATCAAGTAGGGCACGGAGCAGACCATCAGGTTGCGTTCGCCTTCGATGCCCTGGCGGACCTGGCCGT